CCCAGTGGGTTTCCGAAAATTTTTTTTTCCATAGGCCATAAAGTTTGATAGTGGTTGGCGTGGGAGCCTGCGGAAGGGCGACCCCCCCACGGGGGCCATAGGGGTTACGGAGAATGACGTTTGCCCGACACGGATTTTTTCGACAAAATATTCCCCTCGCTTGGTGGACCTCCTTCGCAGCAGGATTCTATAACCCTGCCGCACACAGCACACTGCATATGCCCATGGACCTCAATGCCCCTATTCAGGCAATTATGAGACTCATTGCACCTCTCAGCTTCTTCTGTTCTTTTTAGCCCCACTTTTAGTCCTCGGAAATGACCTATTGTCAGACTTAGATCGAATAGTAAGCGACGAGTTATTCATAGGGTTCCCAGAGGAGTGGTGTACGTCCTTACCGTCCCCTTTCCGAGCCACCCCCTTCTTAACAGCGATCCTCCTAGCCTTATTCCTAGACGATCTCCTCTTTCTCTGGTTAGCTTTACCATGGTAATTGTCATATTCCCTACGGTAGTTTCGTTCACCCATCACTTGGACTCCTATTAAAGTCTTGCTCCACAGGGAAAGGTAGAATCTTCACGATACAGTTCCTTGGTATACAGTTCACATCTCCATATTCACCATCTGTCCCAGTAGACCCCACAATTGTGACATAATCATCATCATTATGAATAATCTCTCCAACAGTCTTGATTAGAGTAGGTCTGATGTTCTTTACATCCTCCGCAGTAGACCATGCCCCTTGGATACTCGTAGTATCCGACCATTCTACTAGAGACCACATTATGATTTCTCCTATCTAAAGCATTCTCCTTAAAAACTAGCGTCTCTGAACAGCAGCAACTTCCGTAATAGGCCAACCAGCGTCCCCTTCCAGTTCCCCATCGACCTTTCCAGACACCGTATTGACACCAAAGCTCATAGTAATCCCTGAGGAAGACGTAGGTCTCTCCGTCTTATAGGGATGATCAGACGGCAGGACATCAAGTAGATTTATAGAAGATGTATCGAACTTAAAGGCCAAGTAGCCCTCCAGTCTCTGTCGGTCTCCTTCCGACAGAGTACCTCCAGCCACCAGAACGTCTCCTAGAAGACCATCTAAGCTCTTTACGGTCCCTGTAGGCGCACCTCCACCAATAGTTAACAGGGTAGTAGACCCCGACAGGTCATCCACATCTCCCGTAGAGGCAACTGTAGCAACCGCAGTCCCATCCATATAGCCAGACAGCACCCCATTAGTCCGCTCACAGACATACAAGTGCCAAGTGTTATCCAGCGTATCTTCCGCTCCATCTCGTACCGTAAGCGAAGCGGAGCCTACCGACATTCTTCTATCATTAGTGTCCGTCCCATCATTCCGCATCTGCTGAAACAGTATTCCAGCATTAGCAGTTCCCCCAGAGTCCTTTCCCCGCTTCTGAAGAATAGTCTGTTCCTCATCATCGGTATTAGAGGAGTGTTTCAGGACCATTGCGTACATGAAGTCCCCGACACCCACCTCCAGTTCCGATACGAACCCACAGGTCAGGAATTCCGTTGTGCTTTCCTCAAAGTCCACAGTGCTTATTCCATACGCATATGATGGAAAATGAGTAGGTTTATCCGCCGCAGTAGCTTGTACAGCGTTATTATCCAATCTACTGGAATCTACCCAAGAGGCTACGGGTTGACCCACACCAGCAGTAATAGCATTAACATCAAGCCATACTGCCAAAGTATTCCCTAAGTTGAGGGGGGACCACATAGTCAAGCTCCTATACGGACAGAGATGGTTCCTGCGGCTCTTACAGTCACATTAGATCGCATCTCAGGGAAGATCATGACTGATTTAGCCCCATCAGCCGTAAAGGTCGCTACAGTGACCCAATTAAAGCCTCCATCTAGCCTACCTTGGACAAGAACTGTCTCAGTACCCGACATTCCATCTACTTGAGCTATTCCTGACTGAACTCTCCCCAATTCACGGGTAAAGTTAACTGCATCTTGAGTCGAGACACTGGTGACACCTGTTGCTAGGGTCTTTACGTTCATCGATGAACTCCTGTAAGGAAATTAAAAGTACTATAAGTAACCTTAAGAAGATTATCTTATTTATAACTAGAGATACTTGTCATAGGCTTATGGATACCTATAGTACTTATAGACTCTATAGGTCTTACAGTTCCTATAGTACCTATAGGGAATCTTCTTAATAATATTTCATTTATTGATATTGATTAAAAGCTCTCAGATCGCCTCATACGTCTTTCTTTCTGGGGGGTCGTGCAGGTCGCTTTGCTAGAGAAGCTCTCTTAGGGAGCCTTCTAAGGGCTTTCTTGGGCTTCTTGAGCTTTGTTCCTGCGAACTCTGTCGGTAGAGTCTTCAAAAGGTCAGTCATAGCCTTCGCTACGTCTGCGGAGGTAGCCTGATCTAGAAGGTACTGTTCATACAAATGAATAGTAATAATGGCATGAGCCACAAGGTCTGAATAGGCTCTATTAAGAGTCTGTAGAGAGGACTTTAAGGAATTTAAGTTCTCATCCACGTTAATGCTCCCTTTTTACGTCCAGTAGTATCAAACATGAATTTCTCCAGTTCCTCTCGAATCCTCAAGTCCTTTCTGGACTCTATGAGCCTGTCCCTGTCTGCTGCCATCTGTTCTACCCAGTATCCTACTGCCATTGCCAGTACATCCAGCCTGTCATCATGAATTAAAGAGCCTTTAAGGTGCGTTATTCGACTCAATTGGTAGAACAGTTGGTATTTTAGTGCCTTTTCGTGCGGTAAGTTCTTGGTTTTAGCGAAATCATCCTCAATAACTGACCGATCTATGATCAGGGAATGATTGCTTAGTACGGGTTCTAGGGTATCGATAATTCTGCGCTCTTTTTGAGTGGAATGGCGGACTTCCTCAATTTCACATGGGTGTATTTTAGACATTATTGGAGTTAGCAGAGCAGTGAACATACCGTCCCCGAAGTTACTTTCAGTCAATATTGCGTTAACTTTCTGCTTTTTAGCCAATTTACAGAGAGATTTAAGCACATCTTCCGTATAACCACCTTCAAAACCTCCAGATTCCAGTAAGAATAGCTGACTATTCAGCATTTTCACGATTGCATAGGAAGTTTCGTCCGCTCCCCTGCCCGAAGGGTCAATTGCCATGACTGACCCAGTGTATTCAGCCCACTCCCCCTGAGTAACCATCGGTCTATAGTACCGATCTCCATTAAAACCTACGTTCGGAAGGTCTTTATCCACCAAATCAGGGCTTGCAGACCATATGACCTTTTCGGGAGCGTTGTTAGGGTTACAATTCATTACTATCAGGTCGCTGAGTTTCAGTGGATACCTATCCATATCAGCGAGACTGGTATCCAGCATGAACTGGAGCGTGAATCCCATCTTTCCATAGGATGCTTCACGCTCCGCAAGGTCTAGATCGTCGAATCTCTTTGGATCGGTGGGATTATTAGCTAACTCAGGGTTATCTTTTAGCTCTTTCGCTATCTTAGGAGAGAGCAGGTCTCCTAAATTAGTCTTGGTCTTGCTATCTGGATACCGTGCAGGCCAAACTCTTGTGTCGTAGCCCCTGCCGGGGAGATCAGAATAGATGCTGAACTCTGTTTGAGGAGTTCCTAAGTAGCATATTCGACCGTCAGGCTTTAAGACAGCATCAAATTCTTTGACAGCTTCGGTGAGCTTGTCTCTTGCCGTTTGGGTCATGCTGTTATTGAGACTTTCTACGTCATCCGATACGACCAGATCGGCTCTCGCTCCCGTTATTTGGCCTGTAATGCCTCGACTGGTCACTGAGGGAGCATGTGCTGCTGGTGCAGGACCAACGTCAAACGCGATCTTTGAGCTTCTCTGAGACTCACGGGGCAAGAGATGCTGAAGAATCGGCATCTCTTCAATTAGTCGCAGAGTAAACGTCGAGAAGTCGTCGGCTCTTTGTTTGGATGCCGATACAACTAAGATGTTCTTGGTTGGGTCCAGAAAAAGCTGATGGATCACAAAGGCAGAAGTGATCCAAGATTTTCCCACGCCTCGGAAAGCTTGAATACAACATCTTTTGGGTCCGTTTTGAAGATATTGTGCTATGTCGTATTGGATTGGTGTGGGAGAGGGGAGATTCAAATGCTCCCATGTTACGAACAGGAAATTCCTGAAATCTTTTAGTCTGTCATCCATTACTACCTGTCCTCTCGATGATCTGTTCCGGGTCTCTAAACGGAAGGGACTTGGCTAGATCGTGGAGAGGTTGGGATTGGGAGGCAGACGAGTCAATACCGTTATCTTTTAGGAACTTGGACGCTGCCGTCAGTTCAGCAGCAGTAGCTTCCCCTGTTTCTATTCGGACTAAGAGTTCTCTTGCTAATGTTTCGTGAAGCTTCTCAAAGACGGCATCTAGTGGTGTACTCATAGTTATTTCTCCATGATCCACGAAATTAAAAGGGAAGCTGATGCGCCTGCCGCTGCGGCAGCACCCATTAACCAGTGCTTTCCAGCTTCTAGTTGTCTCAATCGTCCCTCTAGTTCCTCTATGTGAGCGGAAGTGGTTTGCTGCATGGTGATTAAGCTCTCGACTTTTCCTTCTAGTCTGCCGAGAGCTATAAGAATGTCTTGAGAAGATTCCATTATGCACCTCTTATTTCTGTGACGGTAATGGAGGAAACCCCTCTTGGATGATCAGTGTCATCTGAGTCAGTTACAGTCCTGTTTGTACTAATAGTTTTACTCGTATGACCCCCCTCTATCCTAGCCCCTACTCTGAACGCAAGTATTTCAGTAAGGTCATAAGTGGGAGTGGCGATATAGGTGAAGTTACACCACAACAGGAGATCATCTACTGCGCCTGTGCTTGTCGTGGGAGAAGCCGCTGATAGGGGCGCAATCCATGATGGCCTATCACCTGCTGTAGTTGCTTGAAGATACGTTATAGTGCCGGGAGCAGCGGCTGTATCGACTTCTTGTTCTAAATAGAGTCCTACGTCACGGTTTGTTGCATAGGCATTGGTTATGCTTCCCGTCCACGTTACATCTATTTTGAATTTGCTTGATGCCCTTACCGGGGTTATAGATTGCGCTAATCCAGTTATTAGCTTCTTTAAGAAATCACCGTCCGAAACGTCTAGAGCGTCCTGTGGAACTGCTGTTAATAGGGTTGCCTGTGTTTGGAGTGGCATCCCTACAGGAAGAGCTTCTATGATTGAGGTAAGTAAACTGCCGTTCACAGCAGGTAGCTTGTCTCCTGTCGTCATCAGAACAACTTTGCCGTCCGTTGTCCCTGTATCGATGAGGGAGGTGGCGATCTTGTCACTTCCTCCCGCTAGGACGACCTTGCCATTGGTAGTACCCGTGTCTAGATACCCAGTTGCAACCTTATTAGAGGAGGTCAGTTGAACAACTTGTCCTGATGTTCCCCCACTATCCGCTCCCGCCTTATCGGTGGTCTTGACAAGACCAGTCGTCATCGCAGGGTCTATTCGGGTTAAAGCCATTTACTATTCCTTTACTAGACTTAATAAGGTATTTGGAGGGTTACGGGTACTGTGAGTGTTCCCCCGGAGGTTATGTCTTCACCTTTGAGTTTCAATAACGTGTTAGAGCCGGAAAGCTCAACTGTGAAGTCGGTAGTAGGACGCTGAACTACTCCTCCTACTGTGCAGATCATTCTGTTCTCCACATAGGTATTCAGTGTAACCCCAGTAATGGTTACAATAGTGTCCGTGGAGAAAGTCGCTGCTTGAGATGTAGCTAAGTGTACGCTCTGTTCTGAAATGGTAACTCCGCCCACAGCGGTCAGAGAGGTATTGAAGACTCCGTAGGTAACTGCATCTTGACTGTCTACAGCGTTAGCAACATTTATTATGCGTTGACTGGAGGCATCGTAAGCTCCTGTAGAGTCAGCTTTCAGAGCTACGTCGGAATCGTCCCCATATTCTTGGGCAATATAAAGGAGTTGCTGACATGCCGTATCCAAATCGGATTCCGTTAGTACGGAACCGTCTTCAAAATCAATCAACATCACCTTTGCACCAGTAGTAGTGCCGGGAGTCTCTCTGTAAACTCTAACAATAGCTCCAAGAGTCGCTCCCGTTGTGAGCCTGACTAGATTTGAGGGAGAGGTTACTACAGTAAAAGCGGATGACACAACCCCATCTATGGTTACTTTAACATGGTCAGAGTCTAGGAAAGGGAAAGGGATTGTGAAGTCCGTTTGACTGGCGGTTGCCGTGTAATCAGTAAAACTCAATGCCATGTTTATGTACCTTTAAGCTAACAGTGCCAAAAGTTCTTCTGGAATCTCAGAGCCAGCACGATGCAGGTCTTTTATTTGTGCCATAGCCGTATTGGCTTGATCAAGCATTGGGAAAAGTTCTAACAACTCGTCCCACGCTACTGCTCGATACTTCCGTATCATATTCCTAAACATCTCAACTCTTACGCTCTTACCTCCTGCATACTTTTCAGGAGAAGCCTTTTTGAAATCGGAAGTGTTCATCATGCGATCTAAGGAGTCAACAAGTGTTCGTCCCCCTATTCGCACAGTACCCATTAGACGATTGAATTGCGTTTCTGCGGATACACCGTTTTTATCGTGGAACTGATCGAGACGATTTCCTCCGTATACTTCTCCAACTGGTTCGTAACCATGTCCGTGACTCACCATCTCCTGAAGAATACGGTCTTCTTTACTTCCCGTTCCTGTATAAGTTAAGGTTCGCATCATAGGGAACATGGGATTCATCTGTGGACGGGGAATCTCTTTGCCTAAGACATTAAAGGATGGTTGTACTTCGCCACCGAAGAATAGGTCTGACGATTCTCCAGTTAGTCCGTGAACAACTCTTACGGCATCAAGTACATCTCTCGTTTCCTTTTCAGTTTCCGGGTTAAGTACTTGGCGGAATAAGGCATTGTAGGGACCGAGAGTTGTTGCTTGTTGTTTTATATAAGAGTCAGCGTATCTAGCAGGGTCTGCTAGGACTTGAGAAAGTCTAGCCATGCCTACTAGCGTATGCCTGTTTCCAATAGCGTTAGAGAACGCTGTGACCATCGAACCAGTTAAACCTTCGAGAATAGTCATATCGTCATCTCTGTGGTAAATCTGTGTCGAAGTTTCACCAATATCTGCAATTACTCCCAGTACCGGCGCCCATGGATCAAACCTTTTGAACTCAAGATTGTATATTGTGTTATCTGATAACGGAATCTTAAATGAGTAAGGAATATTACCTGCCGCTCTCCATAGAGAAGCTACTTCTGGATCGGCAGGTCCACCTCCGTTAATGAGACCATTCTGGTATGCGATCACACCTGAAGACATTATGGCAAAACCTGTGAAAGCTCTTCCTGTTAATTCAGCGGAAGTTTCTCCACTTTCTCCTAATGCTGCCGCAGCTTGGTCAGACAGTTTTCTTAGTCTGCCTAGTTCCCCTTTGTAGCCTCGCTTTCCTAATTCAGCCCATGCGCCAATCATTCGTTCTGAAAAGTGAGCCGCTAGGTTCACTGGGGTTCTGAAGAATGGTGTGATAAGTTTGGTAAGGGGCCAATCATTAGACAGTCGCTGTACGTCACCGAAAAGTCGAACTAAGGGATCACGGTCAGCAGAAGATAGGGATTTAGTCCATGTAGCAGTTCTGGCGTATTCCAAAGCTTCCTTAGCTAATCCCCCTAGAGTTTCATCCCATCCTGTCTCATCACTATGCATATAGTCGTAAATTTTTCTACTTATAGCGACATTTCTTTCCCCTTCATCCGTTATTTGCTGAACAGAAGGGTCATTGAAAGCAGATTTTTCCGCCTTTAGACGCAGATTCTGATACGAGTAGAATTGTCCTTCTTGAACAATTCTATCGAATCGCCGGGCTACCCAGTCTGCGCCCTCTCCCATATCGATAGCTTCTCTCCATAACTTTGAAGTAACCATAGCTCGGTAGTTCATGGTCCTAAAGAAGACATCGGAAGTCAGAAGGAGTCGGCTAGGTAAATTCAGGAATTGACCTACATAATCTAAAACGGGATTATCAGATCGGAGAGCGCGATCAGGTGCGGCTCCAGCTTTTCCAGCTATCTCTAAGTGAGATCGGAACATGGGGTCTAGCGCATCTGTTTCAGTTTTGAAAGCTATTGTTGCGGCTTTTAGTGCGTCTTGAGCCTGCTGGAAAACATAAGTGAACATGGATACGGCTTCACGCATTTCCTGTGTATTAAAAGTTAAAGCTCCTCCCGCAAACTTTTCACCTATGAGAGCAAAAGTATTGATTGCATTTGAAGACATATTAACTGCGTGAGTTATTGGGCCACTGAGAATTCCGTTCAACCAGTACTCAACGAATCGGTCTACTCCCGTGGGATTGTCTACTAGATGTTTAACAGCAGCATCTGTTCCCATTGCCGCAGCTTCTGCGGCTTGATATCTTCGTAGTTTCTTCTCGGCTATCACTACCCCACGATTGTAATCTCCACCACCAACTCGCGTGAAGAATTCTTGAACCGCTCTGCCATCGTCCAGAGACCTCAGTGAATCTAGAATTTCACCTCTAACGCCCATATCTGGGGCTACGACATCTTGCGATTTTAGGAGTTGACCAATTTTCTCCTGAGTCCTCTTGGCCAGTAACATAAGCTTTTCAGCTTCTCCCGCTCCCATAAAGAACTTAGCTAAGTCGAATGCGCTTGTTACTGGTCCCTCTCCTTTTGGAAGAGCGAGTTGACTCAGTGAAGATATGACTCTTGAGTATTCATTGAGAATTCCTCTTAATTGTAATTGTCTTGCGAGAACTGTTTTAAGAGTACCTTCTTGATTGAAATTTTCGATCTGCTCTGGTGAAAAAGTTTCGATCCCGAACTCTTTAAGTTCATATTGAGTTCTGTGAGCTTCTTCAACCATGTTATCCATTTCAAAAACTTCGTAAATTTGAATGTCGTCAAGATTATCAGCGTTAGCCACTTGAGCCTTGAACTTATTCGCACTCCTCCCCATCTTCTCCCAATTAAAGATCGCACCTTCACGGGGATTCTTAGCCGTGAAAGGTTTATCCATCATCCTCCCCATTACCTCGTCCTCTGGAGAAGATGGTCGCCCCTCTGCACCGGCAGCGACTCCTTCGTCGGGGGGTACTCTTCTACCTCCTGCACCTTCTGCGGCTCTTGCTTCTGCCGCTCTCGCTTTATTCTTGAGGTCGGCTAATTCGTTTATTTTCTCTCTGTCACCCCGTAGTGCTTTATTAATTAGCGTGTCATCGCCCTTGAGTACACGCTTGGGGAGATGGAACTGTCTTACATATGTTTCTCTTTGAGATTGATATGCTCTACCTTCTGGAGTGACATGCCTCGGCCCCTTCTTTCCTTTCGCCCCTTTAGGGTCAAATCCTGCTGCTGCTTGCTTTTCAGAGACTGGTTTGTGTCTTTGAATAACCGCAAGGTTCTTCTTTCCGCCGATAAGAGGAGTGTTTTTGGTTGTTCGTATGACTTTAACTGGTCCGGGTTCAGCTATGCTCCCTATTCGCTCAAGAGGAACTTTTACTGGGATAACTTCTCCACCCAAACGATCAGGAGGGGTGGTATGAAAAGTATTCATTCCATCAACAGCTTTTCGACCTACAGGACCATGCTTCCAAATTGTCCCAAAATCTTTAACCTTTTTCGCTTCTGCTTTATCGGTTCGGTAGTAAAGAGTTGCAAATCCATCTGAGGATACTTCACCTCCTCTTTCCGATATAGCTTCGCCTACTCTCGATATTACTACTACGTTTTCTTCAGAGAGACCTCGATTGTAAAGAGCCTCATTTACAGTACCCTTCTTTTCCTCCCAAGCGGCTTTGCGCTCTTGTGTAATTTGTTCGGGAGTTCTCTTATCGGCAACGTCAGCTAAGGACTCCTCCTCCGTTACTGCTTTGTGCAGTTCTTCATATGTTGGATCAGCATCGGTACGAGGAGTTTCATCTAGGTCACTAACACCTCTACCCTCCGCCATGCGATCCCTTTGCTCCTCTGCTATTCTCTCTAGTCGTAAATCCTCCTCTGTCATTTCAAACTTGGGAGAAGGAGGAGACTCATCTATCATGTCTTGCAGTGGCCCGATTTCAGTAGGTTCTCCGCCCTCGTTGACTTTAGATTCATGGAGTTCATCTATGACTTTATCTATGGGTTCACCCGCTTGCTTTGCCTTTCTGATGCGACGAATAGCTCGGATACCCCATACAAGAGGTTCAAAGAGCGGACCTAAGAAAGCACCTTCAACAACATTCTTAAGCGCGCCAACCCACTCTGAGTCATCCTCGTCGGCAGCAAGCATCTCCGTTATTGGGTTACGCAGTGCTGGAAATTGCTGTATAAGATTAGATAATCTTTCTTCTTGAGGATCGAAGACTGCGAAATCAGCCGCAGCACCTGCCAGCATACTCCTGCCGAATTCGGCGGAGTACCGTATGTTTCTAGCTTTCTTAAGTTTTCCTGCCGCTGCTGCTGACTTCGACGCTTTAGCCAGTCTTTGAGATACGTTTCCTAACTGAGCGACTCTTCCTAGTTTCCCGAAAAGAGCGAATGCGGGGACGAATCCTGTTGCGAATTGGAATATGCCGGTAGCTAATGCTCCCGCTACTGTTTTAGACTTGCCGAGACCGAATGCGTAAGGAGCGTCAGGAAGAAATTCTTGGCCTGAGACGTATTCTCCAACAGCATCTACCATGTTATAGACACTTGCTCCTGCTTCCGCTACGCCCCGAACTGCTCCCATGCCGATATCGGTGGCGTGACCGAGGACTCCTAAATCGTCTGGATCGCTGAATTCTAGAGTCTCGCCTCTTTCTACTGCTTCAATCGGGTCTAAAGTAGATGGGCTATCAACGGAGAACGGAGGCGGAAAAGAAGTGTCATTAAAATTCATGATTAATTATCTACTTTCACCGGAATGCCAAAGTGTACTCCAAGCAGATTGAAGCCTATCAGTAGTTGTGCCTGTCACCTTTCCCGGTCCTTCTGATTGCCCTCGTATAAAGTGAATGAGCGTTACCGGATTATCAACTAAGTCTCTATATTCAAGGTATGCCTTTACTAGAGGTATTTGTAGTGCTGGATTAGGTATTTCTTTGGTTTCACCAGATTCTGGGTCTACTGATTTTATTGTCGAAGTAAATAAATCAGAAGCCTCCTTTATATCTGTGGTTTTATTTAGCTCTGCTAAGGCAAGCATTCCTTCAACTAATTCTGAGCCAGTGGTCATAGCTACCACTCGGTAGTCAACTAGATCAGGGTGCGACGCAACTGATAAACCGTGGACCAGTCCGTCTTTTATTTTGGGAACGTCCCCCTTGTATCTAAAGAGTTCTTTATGAATGTCAGTGACTAAATCGTTTACTGGGCGACTTTCCGCTTCTGCTATTGCAGCCTGTCGCTGTTCTTCTGTCATATAATCTAAGTTGACTAATGCCGCCCGTTCATTCTGGGGGATTAGGGCTAAATTCTCATCTGCACCTATACGCCGAAGTCCTTCAGGAGTGGTTAACCACTGGACGCTTACTGGAATTCCGTTCGAGTCTACAACGGTTTCTCCTTCTTCCGATACGCCCTGAATCGCTCCAAAAAAGAAATTTTGCGCTCCGACAAACATTCCTTTATCAATTACATTTTTGTTTCCATATCTCTTCCTGTATTTCTCATCATGTTCAATTTTTCTTGAAGATTTGGCTTGAAGCTTCTTTCCAAATTCCTCTTGTAGGTCTGGCAGTGCTGTACCCTTGTGGAGTTTCTCTATATCAGGGTCGAGTTGGTAGTAGGATTGTTGAGCAATCCGTGCTTTCTCCCCAATCGCTGGACCACCAATAATAAGTAGCGCTCTTTGTATCGTATTTGGTTGCCATTCATCCCGATCAGTATCTGGATGACCCGCCTCGAAATCCAAAATTAATCCCATGTTTTGCGTGAGACCTACCTCAGCCTTAGAAAGTACAACAGGACTTTCTTTTGTCGCAACCCTCGTAGCATATCCAGTTTGTATATTTGAGTTGACTTTTATAATACTTTCCTGAAGTTTGGAAGGAATATGAAAGTATGCGAATTTATTTTTATCTAAGAATACCTTTCCTTGACTCTTGTCCTGAAACCCTAGCAAATTCTCAGTCCATGTCTCATAGAAAGCTTCTACTTTTTCATTTATTTCTACTTGGCTAGATTCAGCCTCAACTGAATCTCGGATGAGATTTCTCAGTCTATCTTGAAATTCCGATTTCATAAAATTAGCAAGTTCCAATGAAATACGACGACCGTCATCGTCTTCAGAGGGAATTGCTGCTATAAAATCGTCAAACAACTTCATTTGATCTGCCGCAGACTCGTAAATAATCTGTATTCTTCCGCTATACTGAACCATCTGAGCTACGGTGTCTTCCGTTTGCGATTTGCGTCTAGCTCTCTTTTGGTGCGTGGAGTTGTACCAAGCGGCTTCACCAAACTTCGCAATGAAACGACTTTCTTTTTGCTCGTATGTCCAATTTGGGTCATCCGTAATTTTCACAGCTTCTACTAACTCTTCCTTCGATAGAGTTCGAGCAATTGCGTTCGCTTTTTCTACCAAAGAGGGAGCCTCAACAAGCGTAAAAAGAGCAGCAGCGTCTCCCCCTATGTGAGAAAGAATTGGGCCTAGTTGTTGCATGAACTCTGAACCGGAACTGAGGTCTATAGTTTTTCCACCCTCTTTGAAGTCAGCTATTAGATTGGCAGTAGCGATTTTCATTCTTCTGTTATTTTCTGTGTGATTCTTGGAACCCTTATCAGAATCTTGAATTTCTGTTTCCGCTTTATCGAGAATAGTATCAAGCTCTGTAAAAAGACGTTTTTCTTTTCGCAGTCCCGCTAGGGGACCGGAAGTTATACTTTTAAGACCCTCCAGCATCCCTTGAAGGCTGTCGATATCCGCCTCGTTTCCCCCTGCTACCGCTGCCGCAGAATAAGACTTTATATGTCCTACCAATTCCGCCTTAACTCTTTCAAATCCGCTACCATCTCCCATCTTTTTTCGATTTTCCATTATGTTTGAGAGGCTGAAATTTAGGTGCGCTAACTTCTTGTTTGAATCCGTATTCCCTAAGTTGTTCTTTTTAAGAAAGGATGCATGGTAAAGCTCATCGAATACTGGTATACCGGGACTCAAATTCGCAATATCATAGGAAACTTTTCCGGGTTTCCAAGAGTATTCAAGAAGCTTATTTACAGTCTGTTGAAAATTCTTGGTATCGAGAGCGTAACTTCGTTTAGCTTTTTCTGAGAGGACTCTCTTATTGAAGTTTTCCAGAATACTGGGCCAGAGTTCTGCCGCTTTTCTTCTAGCGGCTCCCATGACAGGAGCGCGCTTATTAAAGAGTTCTTGAGCGAACTCTTCGTGACCTTCTGACTCAGGATGGGAATATGTGTAAATTGCCAGTTCTAAATCTTTCGCAATATCCTTTATATTCTGTTCACCATAAAGTTCGTGCCGAAATATTCTACGGTAAGCTTCCGTCCCTTTCGGTATCACGCCGCTCTTAACAAGCTTCTGTTCTTCTTTTCTGAGGTAATCACCGAGTTGCTTGTAGTTAAGATTAGCTGTTTTAGCTCTTTCCTCTTTCTCTATTTGTTTGTGCGCTCCTTCTATGAGAGAAGGCATAACGCCACCGAAAGCTTGCGCCAAGTCTGATAAGCCTTGAGATACTCCCTCTGACAAGGGAGCCGGAACTTTCTCCGGCATCTTACCCGTATATTCCCGTTTGTCTGGGCGAAATTCTTTAAGTATTCCGCCAGCGGCTGGACGAGGGATGCGGATTGACTGGTCAAGGCTACTCATTTAATTGGTCCTCTATCGTAAAGCTGGCATACTTCTTCCCATGTGATGCAACGTGGGTGTCGGAGTCGGCGTGCGTATTGCCATTGAAGAAGAAGGAACATTAGTAGTAGTAATTCCCGCATTACCCGGTGGCGTTGTTCCCTTCTTCTTCTGCCCCTCAAACCCTGCCCATGTAGTTAACGTACCTGCTGCAACGCTCATCAAATCTCCGATAATATTTGGTAAAGGAGCTAACTGGGGAGTTTCTGGGGGTGGTAATGCGCCGGGCAGCATTGCCAGTCTCTTACTTTCCGAATCTGCATAAATGGAATCCAACTGACGAGTCCTTTCTTTCTCTCCCCATTCCTCTTCCATCGCTACGTTTCCAATCTTTCCCAGTTCATTTCTCAGGATGTCATCTAGAAGCAAATCAGCAGTTTGACCGTATACGCCTCGTTCCGCGCTTCCAACAATAGCGGAAGCATGCGCTTTTCGGGATTGTTTTATTATATTGAACATCTCTAAACTGGAGGAAATTCTAGCCTGCTCTATTCCATCCATTACCCTTCGGTAATTCTCTTGCGTAGTAGCGCGTAGTCTTTTAGCGTTTGATCTATATTGAGTAAGTTGGTGCTTGAACAGTTCTCTTCGGTACTCAAGCTCTTCCTTAAAAGATCGTTCTTGCGCCTTCCTTTGTTCCAAAGCAGATAAGTAACCGTCCACTGCCCCAATTGCTTGAGCGGCAAACTGGAGTTTCGTTGCGTCCTTTTGGACTCCCTCAACCCCCCTTTTTGCGATATACTCATCTACCATTTTATCAAGCATATGTGATCCCTTTACCAAGCACTTGAAGATACTCTAATAAATTCGTAATACGGAACTTTGGCCATCCCAAAATATGGATGGAGAAATATGATTTCAAACCCAACTGCTTCTAGAAAAGCAATTCTTCTTGAATTGGATGCATCAACAAAATTAAACAGTAACTTATGATTTTTTCCCATAATTGAAAGAGAAACTTTTGTGGCCTTAACAAAAAATATAGGAGTATCTTCAGGTTTAGAAGAACTCAAAGACCATACGATCCCCGCACTTTCGCTTACCTTAATGGAACCGAACATTGTTATAGGCTCACCCCGGTAGACTAAACACCCTGAACATTGGGAATTCTTAAATCCATGCTCAAGAGCTTCACGGGGAGACTTACCATAACTGTCCTCTAAATTGCGTGTTTCCGTTTTACTTAGGTTCTTGGATAACCAGTCTATATCGGAAAGCGTGGCTTCTCTTATTTTACCGTCAGGAGTAACGCTTACTTCTTGCATTAAAAAGTAACTCAAATTCTGCACTGGTTATAGCGCAAGGTAAAGGAGAGTCATTCACTATATTAATAGCCACTTGATCGGCTTTAGAATAAACTGGAACTCTGAATACTCCAGAATCTAAAGGGATGCTTCCTATTATGTTCTCGCCCGATCCCAAGATTCTTGCAGTAAACGAATAAGAACTCACTGTCTCCCTCAGATCAGGAGCTACTGTGACTTTGAAAAAGGAAGTGTCATGGTAATCTAAAGTCAAATATCGAACTTGTTTTCTCCCCTGACTTACCAAGGCTACTTCTTCGCTTCCTGTGGTTTCTCGTAGAACAATGTCACTGAATTTGTAAGTGAATGTGTACGCTTCCCCTAACCAGAAATCAATTCCCGTTAAGCTTTCATTAATTACAACCTGATTACTATCGTTAGTTTGGGTTATTACAGGTATCCTGTCCCCGCTTTTCGTAATTATTTCTATCGCCACGCCTGTATAAGCTTTGTAAGGCATGGTGATTGTCTTGCCGTCACCTGACAAAGAACAGTCACTCTGATCAACTCTGCGATCTAGATGCGTTCTGTACAGTACGTCAGAGTCAACCAGACCTGATTCTAAGCGCATCTTATCGAGGAAGATTCCATCTGCTCTCTTCACTATTAAATAGAGAGTGGTGTCTACAAATTCTATTCCTAAAATTTCATCAACACTTGTCCCACTATTATTAGCGAAAGTAAAGCGACTCCACGCTGACTGAACTTGGTTATCGCCTTGTTTGTGAAATTTGTAGCAGTAAAGTAAGTGGCGATTTGTATTCGTTATGCAAAACATAACGTCTTCGTGAGTAGACCCAGTTACGCCCCGTAAGGCTCCTTCTATGTACTGAGGAATTTGTGCGGAAATATCTTCCGCATCAAAGATTGTTTCAGTATCAGAGGATCGGGAATACTGACGTATTCCTGAGAAGTCGCCTCTAGTAAACCCAAAGTAAGTAGATGAACCCAGACCTATAGGTTTAATGTCAGAAACAGACTCGTAAGAAGTCGTCTTTGTCATCGTCACGGTTTTCGGTGTCAAAGCAGACTGACCGGAGCCTAACACAAATTGGGTTGCGTCACTGAATAAAACCAGTTGGCTGGAGAATGGTACTGCTGCTGTAAGTATAGATACAGAACTGTGCGTGCTGGCTACATCAATAGGAGAGGTATCTAGTAAATCAATAGTTAAAATTCGGAAGAAATTGAAGAACTCCGAGGTTTCCGACAGGATTACATTTTCGTCTGCCAGAAAACCTAACCTATTCTTAAATATAAATACATCATTCAATCTCTTTCCCACAAAAGTGGGATTCGGATTAGTAGTCAAGTCTCCTACATTCCGTTCGTTCCAACTCTGAACCACTGGATACGTTGTTGGTCCGACAGTTAAAGCAGTTCCGTCTAACTTGGCGAACCGAAATGTCCCATCTGTCTCTTTAATTAAAACGTGAGGCATGGTGGAAGCGTCGAGTTTATAGGTGATTCCTTTATCTCGGAATTCCTTGTAAACGCCAGTTCCGAAAGTTCCGTTTTCTGCCTCAAATTTAACGTAGTAATCATCTACAGAACTGTCAGCAGACCCAACCACTTTCATCCTAAAGCCATTTGGAGCTACAGTAGGTAAAGTGGTTAAAAGAGATATCTCATCCTTAATAGCTTTGAGAGCATCGTTTCCTAATCCGTCACTTGCTGTAACAGTAAAATCAGTTGTGTCGTCGCTTTTTAGCGAAATTACTGATCCCTGTCTTAGCATTGCTATTCCCGCCGCATTCCGAATACCTACCTCCGCGCTATGCAGAGTTCCCACCACTGAAGAACTATCTACTTTGAATATCTTAACTGCCTCTTCTTCAACTGCTGCTGTTAAAACGCTACCTTCAGTTATTGTTATTACATCAGCAGTAACGGTGTGGATTTGAAATATTCTATGGTTATTACCACTCTCGGCAGACCCTGTACAAAAGATTTTGTCGCCTGCTTCTAGACCGGCCACGAGAAAATTAGGTTCCCCTCCGGTAGAGTTGTCCGTTATAGTATCATTTGTAGCTGTTGCAAAAGTTATTTTATCAGAAGAGCTATCGGCCTGAAATATCAGTTCTCCCGGTCCTATCCGCACAGAATCAGCATATTCAACTATGGTCCCCCCATCTGGGTGACCCTCATCATTAGTCGCATTTTGCGGATATAAGAAGGAATTAAATCCAAGAGCCGTACCCGTAGAGAAGGCTTTAGCTATGTTAGAGGTATCAATTGCGTCACGGGAATCAAAAGTCTTCGACTTTATAAGCCCATCTTCATCAAATGCTTTATTTTGTGCGCCTGACGGTGTGGTAACTTCTGTTTTATAGACCACTCCTCCAATCGTAACGATTGCCGTATATAGTGTTCCGTAATCTCCCGTCTTAACATAGAACAAAGCTTCGGGATTACCGATTGTATCCACATCACTTGTCATTGCGACTGTTTTAGATCGATTGATAATAAAGGTATAGTCAGCAATCGTAATGGCTCTTAAATCTTTTTCCGCATCGTATCCTGCTGCCATCTGCAAGTAATTGGACAGCGCATCGGAAGTGTGGACCGTAGCGAGACCCGTTCCATCAAGTTTAGAAACTTTAATCGTAGGGACCGCAGAACCATCCGCCTTTATGACTACCGCATACTGATTTGAACGGTCGAGATTGACGATATGTGTGAAGTAATCTTCTGCCGATCCCGGCGCGCTACTATCAATGTTTACTATATGCTCAGTGGGAGGACGTTTAATTAAACCGTCTAGCACTGACGGCAACCCATTGTCTAGGGTATCGCACTGGTTATCGAAACGAACAGCATCAGGCTGTTGGCTCACGCCTCCCAGAAGATTTGGAATACTTTTCGATATTAAAGCCATTAGCTGACAATTCGATTAATAACACTAGTTCGGTCTATTGTACGGAACACATCGTAATTATCGAATATTGTGAAGTCCCCTTCTTGAGCTTCGGCGGCTCTAAAAGCTATTAAAGCTTGGTATTCATCCGTTTGATTAAAAGTATGATGATCGCCACTTCCCACTACTCGATCTTGCAGTCTCCTTGCAGACTTAATCATTATGTAATGACGGGCTGTTTGGGGAAGTTCATCCCAAGAGAGCATGTAAATAATCGTGCATTTCAAGGAACTAGAGATCGTGTAAGTGTGGTTAGTCTTATCGTAAAGACGCTCTCCTCGCTGAATATAGTCAATATACCCAGTTCCTCCACTAGAATTAGAAGGCTCTACATCGATACGAGCAGCACTGGTAGGGATAAGAATCTCATCATCTACAGTAGGTGATAAAGTAACATCAGTCTCCCTATTGAAATGCCAACCGGCAGACTGCGTTTCTCTAGATACCTCAATTAACAGGTTTTTCGCTAACGAAACATCAGCCGTTTCACTGGTCGGTTCCAGCGTGTTAATAGGAGCTTCTCCAATGGCGGACAGCATTGTATTTATCGCTTGAAGCTCCGAAGTCTTTGTCAATGCCATGAAGCACTCCTAATGAAAAAAATGAGGAGGCTCCCTTTCGGGAGCCATCCCCACTGAAAGGATGTCTATGAAATTGCAGGTCTAGTATGCAAGTTCCACAAGAGCCTCATTTCGGAGAGCTTCGTGGCCCATTGCGTAGGACGCAACGACCAGACTTCCCTGACGTTGAATCTGATAATCAGCTTCAACTTTGAGGTCTTTCAGCTTAACTGTACCAAGGCCACTCTTGTGGAAGCAAAGTGCTACAGGATGCTTGGCATTAGTATCCGCAAAATCGATAACTCCCGATAGCGTCGAGAGATCACCCGCTTTAGCAGCGGCAGTCATGTCCACATTATCAACTGGGACATTGTTGGACTTGAGAATCTTGAAACCACCAACACTGTAGACCGTACCACCTGCGATGGAACCGTTACCTTCGTTACCGAAGTCACGATTGATAACCAAACCACCGGCAGAGCCATCAGTAGCAATCAGCTTGTAGTAAGCGTCAGGACCAATAACGCAATAACGATCCTCAGAAGGAACATTCTTACTGTCCATATGCTGTGCTGCGTCGAAGATGCCATCAATCAACTTAGCAGACGTAACATCAGCAAGACTGGCTACATCTAAGTCAAAGGTATTACCTAAGAAGTCCGTTCCACCGAATCGGTCATTCGATCCAGTAACACGCGCACCAACGAGACCGTGAACAATCAACATCTTGTCAGCTTCCGCAGCTAACGCTCTCGCCATCTGCTTGGTGTACTCAGAGCGAATATCGTAATGATTCTTCGCTTCATCGAGCGAATCGATGAATACTGAGGAAAGCAGAAGGTTATTGATCGTCACAACGATTTCGTTGTGCTTAATCTTGGACAGATAATCTGACGCAGAGCCTGAGCCTTCAGTCAGAATATCATGACCCGGAGTATGGTAAGACGCTGTAGCCGTACCAGTAGCAGGAAACTGTGCGGATTTACCAGACGAGATTGTTCGTACAGTCGTCGTCGGGAGCATCACATTAGTTTCCTCAAAAACTGTGAGGATTTCTCCAGAGAACACCTTAAGGAATAAGGTATTCTGATCGCCTGTGGCATTAGCTTGCCCAAGACGAGATGGAGTAGTATTGATCAATGCCATTGCATTGCTCCTAAAGTTCAAGGATTAGTTAAGAACACAATTGTCGCTAATCCAGACGCTTTAGATAACTAGTTATCCACCAAGGTGGGCTATTTCTAATCCGTTGAATTGTTTTGCGACGGAAGAGAACCCGCATACCAACCTTCCGGCAAGTGTACGGTATTGGAAGATAGCTCCCATTCAGAGCCATTCCAATGATAAATATGACCTTTTACATCGGAACCTATCCGAACTAGGCCGGTAGATTCGGGAACTAGTACAACTCTACGACCCTCGCAACCAAGCATCCCTAATGTGCTTAGGGAGGTAAGGAGCGTCAGTAGCCGTATTAGGTTCATTTATTTTTTGGCCTAGAAAAGGTATTAAAAACTTAAATATTTCCACAAAAAGAGGGACGATCATTTTGTACATTACTTCGCCTTCTTCTTACCCTTTGGTTTAGGTTTTCTAACCGTTTGTCCAGTCTTTCTCGCATGAGCGTCTGCTTTTGCGCGACCTTCCTTAGAATAAGGAAAGCGTACTTTTCCAACTTTAGGCATTTCACGCTCCTGTAGATTTCTTGATATTAACTCTTGCTCCAGTGTATCCCATAGCAACTAAAGCCATCTCAACCATAGCGGCAACTTGAACCCATGGACCTTCGGTTGGAACAATTCCAGATGCAATTACGGCTCCCAAAGATGCCGCCGCTACTGCTAACCAGAATTCTGTAGTTTTATATCCGGCCTTTAACATGGTTTCTCCAGAAATTAGAGATTGTTAGACACATCCAAACGCTGAGTCACTTTATTTCTATAAGCAGGGTCGCTTTGGTAACGTGGGTCACGCATAGCTTGCTTAACTTGATCCCACGACTCATAAGAACTGGAAACATTGGACGGACCCGCTTCACCTTGTATAAGGCTTGGGGCAGTCGGATTATCCTTACTATACCTAGCGGACAGACCTTGGACTACTAAAGCTTTCTGAGTTAAATCCCCTTCCATCATGATCTTGTCATATGCACTAATTTCTGGCTCAGATAAATTAGTCCTTGCCCACTCAATCATCTCAGCGTAAGCCTCTTCGCCACCGATAGGATCAACAAGTTGCGATCTAGTTTGCGCAACTATTGACTGCTGCCCTGCAACATAAATATCCGCTAATTTCCGAGGAACACCCCTCTCTTCCAGAGTCTTATAAGAGTCTTCTGTTAAATTCCCATTTTCAGAAATTTCAGTTCCCCACTGGTGCATCTCCTCATCAGTGACTTCCAGAACATTCGGTTGTGAATCCGTTCCGATTTTATCAGAAGGCGGAGGACTCGATGTGGATTTCTCCAATTCCGAATATGATTTAGCTAAAGATTCAACATTAACTGAACCATCTTCATTCATAAACTTATCGGGAACATGAAAAGCCCCCTCTTCTTCGGTGCTGGCTTCTACGGTTTCAGTAGAATCAGAGGGAGCATTGGGAGCGACTGGACCTGTTTCTTCTACTTCAACATCGAGATGTTCAGCCATTATTATACCTCTGGTTGTTCAGCGACTTCTTGTTCTTCTCCAGCCATTTGACCCATGACCTCTGGACCCATCTGTTGCATCATAGCCATTTGTTGCTGTTGTTGCGTTTCAGCTTGAATTTGCTCTTCAGATTTAACTAAGCCTTCTGTTTCGATTCCAAGAGCTAAAGCGCGACGATCCATATATTCCCTAAAGTTAATGTATTGTCCGAGGACTTCCGGTCCTAATAGTTGTCCAATTCCTGCTATGAATTCGTCCATTTTATTGAGGTCATTACCTCTACCTAATGCCTCAATTCCTGTGACGATCATAGGCCGAACTGTAGCTTCTTTCAACTTAGGCAATTTCTTAGTTTTGCCCATTTGTTTCATTAAGTGATTCACTAGGGGAACTTGAAATTCTTGAGACAGGACGCTGTAAATGCCGCCCAATTGCCTCTCAATAGATTGAGTGACTAGACGAACTTCGGCGGCAGTAACTCGATCAGCTTGTCGGATAGCATTGTCCGTCAGCAGAAACGCATACGCAAGCCGATCACTGATGACTTGGATCGTTTGCGAAGCAATTGCGAAGTCTTGACCTTTGTTAAGCTGAAGAACCGATACGTCACTTTCTGAACCCTCCACGATTGCGCCATTGGGAGCCTCCGCTAGAACTCTAGCTCTTGTCACCCCGTTCGGAGCTACCATGAATAGGCATTTAGAAGCAGCAGCAGCGGCTTCTACAACAGCCATCATTAAGCTCTCTAAACTCTTTAAGTCCCCTAAGTATTGTTCTACATAACCTCTTCCATAATTCTCCCCTTCTGCGCGATTCATGCGCAAAACAATATATGGATTCTCGCTGGCTTTTAGTTCACCTTCCGTCCCTTCGATTACGGTTCCAAAGATTTCCTGAAAGACCTTAATTTTCTCAGTTTTCGTTTTACTGGTAGGATTCTTAGAGGAATTAAAGCTCTTTACGCATGTATATAAAGATAACGGTTCATCACCTTTACCATCAGAATTTTCCGCAACAATCTGTTTAGCCGCTTCCGGCAGCATGTCCATGTCAACAGATTCTTTAATAACAATGGTCCTCGGTATACCAAGAGGACAACGCTTGACCACATAACGATCTAAGTGAATAACCCGCATTCCGCCATCATCTGGGAGATGAATAAGAACATTTCCAGCAACAATGAGATGTTTAAGAGCTTCAAATGTCTGAATGCGGTACGCCTGAGTTTCGATCTCTGACATAACGCTCTTCTCGATCTGAGCCATAGAAGACTCTATTTCAGTTTTGAAAGCTTCCCCGTTGGGGATTTTTTCTATTTCATTGATAAGAGCCTGATCTAAGACTAGACGGAAAAACGGAGCGTTAGGTGGCAGTAAGGACAGGAGTAAAGAGGACGCTAAATTGTTGACACCTCTTGCTCCCACAGATTGGTAAGGCGTAGGTAATTCATTGCTGGAATTGTGACCGTCATCTACTATTAATGTAGGAAGAGTCAGCTTGGAAGCGTCTCTAGCTCTCTCTAGATAACTGTATCGTTCAGCTTCCAGCTTAACATACAGTGCTTCAGCAGTTTGGTTATCCATTAAAATCTTGCTCCATACAGGCTAGAAGCCATTCTAAGACCGGCTTTCCCCTTCTTCCTAGCAATTGTTAGAGGAGATAAACCACCAGTTCTAGCTGGAGTCTTAGGTCTAGCTTGCACAGGAAGTTGCTGAACTTTAGGAGCTAAAGGAGTTCTTGAAGATTCCTCTGCTTCTCTCAGCGCATCGGCTTCTTTCGCCCTTTGCTTTCTTGCCTTTTTCGCCATGCTTGCTTGAGATCGGCGATTTTTCCTCGACTCCGAAACTCCGAAAACCGCTCCTGCAACCATAGCCCACTCGAATGGTGTAGACATAACTTTGCTCCTAAACCACAAAACCTAACTTTGTTAACGAATCTCCTCATTCTGTCGTTTATGCTGCTCAAGGAGAAAATTCACTACGCTACGCTGCCCTGTTTTAATCCATATAGCGCGATTACTATCAGATTCTTTTGGACAACA